ATGTTTCATGATGTTTGAACAACACGATTCCGTCGCCGTTCGTGCAGTACTTGATACGATAATCAAGGTAGGTGATTTCATCACCTTTTTCGAATTGTTGTTGCATTTGATTTTGATTTATTGTGTTAGAATTTATTTGCCTTCGGTTATGAATCTGACAACGTCGGCGATTATCAACGATCGTTGTGCGGATGATGCCTTGATATATGCGTTCCTGACATGTTGCAAATTCTTTTTGAATTGCGATTCATTCAATTGTTTTTTCAATCGAATGATTTGATTGGATTGCCTGTCAAGTACTTCCCATTGCATACGGATATCGCCGTAAAACATGGAAACAGGTTTTGAATTGATATTATAGTATATTGTTCGGAAATCCTTTGTGTCGGATTCAACCTGAAATATTGAACCGATGCGCGCGTGTTTGAATAGCTTTGATTTATACACATGCCTTGTCATGTCGTCGGCGATTTCCTTGATGTTGTGGATTTTATCGGCATCGTCAATCTTGATGAATTCATGCAATCCAGGTTGATGTTGTCCGGCATATATAACATGCGCGACAAATCGATTTGTTTTTTCCGTAGTCATGTTTGGTTTTTATTAAATACTGTGAATAAATTGTTTGGGAAACTTTTTCGCGCATTCCCTACCTATCGGGAAAAATCCTTGCGATTCCATATCGGTTAAAAATCTGAAAATGATTTGCGGATGAAATTCAAGGATTCTGCGAATGATCCAAAACTGAATACTGCAAAATCCGCGCGATTGTAAATTTTCAATATTCCCTGATGATAGGATGCAAACACACACGGCGAAACCTGCGGTTTGCATTTTGGAAAATTGTGAACGCGTGAAAAGGCGATTAATTTTTCACCTTTTTCCGTTGTCCGGATTCGCTCAATTTTAATCGAATTCGGAACCGATTGATTGTAAGGTATTGGCATCTGATTTTGATTTTGATAAGGCAAAGATACATATAAGTTACATATCTGCAAGAGTTCGGGCAAAAATATTTTTTCAGTATTGACGCGGGTTTCGGCGGATTGTGGAAAAAAATCCTGACTTTTCCCGCCGAAAACCTTGCAAAATCCGGCGGCGTCGCCGATGTTTGCGACATGAATATCAAAATCGACGCCGACATCCGCGACAATTGGAATCAACAATTGATTCACGGCGATATCACAAAAATATACCGATCACAATCATCCGATCCCGATCAACGTCTGATAAGTATTGACAGAATCCGAAGGGCGTTGAAACCCGATTGCGAAGTCTGCGACGAAAAAGTGATGACGTTGATCAACAATTATTTTCATCGACGCCGGATGAAATTGGCAAAGGCCAAACAAAAAATGATTCATCAGTAAAATCAAATATCGTATGTCGAAATTCACAACAACAATTAAAATCGATGACGATACAATTGTCATCATCAGCAAAACCCCGAACGCAATTATCGTTCGCGCGGAATTACACAATACAACGGGAAAATCAATTCGAGGCATGAACATTTTCATTTGTTCATTGTCCGGCGCAAAATGGATTTTCAGCGAACGCGGATTCGCGAAAAAAATATTCGGTCGGTTGTGGGTGGATTACAAAAGTCAATTCGCCGCCGCAATCAACAAATTCCTTTTTATTTAATCACAAAGTCAAAATCAAATGACAAAACAAATCAAAGATGTTGAACAAGATTCAACAAAAACACCTGTCATCCAGGATGATCAGGTTCAAAAAAAATCCGATGAAAACGCAATTGCGAAAACCGATGCCGCCGCCGTTGAAACGCGACGTGCAAACAACATTCAAAACGCGTTGTTGAATCCCGTTGATTTCAACGAGGATTTGCCGGACCTTGACGAGGCCGCCGAAATTCCTTTCGATTTGATGTCCGATTATTGGACGCCGGAAAATCGCGGTGAAACCAAACGTGTGTTTTTTGACTGTCTGCAAATGCGTCAAGTACTCGATCAAGCAACCGGTGAAGTCATCGACCTGTTGTCCGCGTATTTTTACGAAAAGGTTGACGGACAAATCAAGCGCATCAGCAACGGAAGTAAACGTCTTGTCGGAATCTTTGAAGGTGGTGCCATTAAACAGGGAACACCGTTGCAAATCACCTACTTAGGGAAAAAGAAAAACGCAACGAATCAATTTCATTCCGACATGTGGAGTGTGAAACCTTTATTGATTAAAGTCAAATCAGTCGAATAAGTGCGACACGATTACTACAAGGTAAAGAATCGGATCAGCAACAGTTTCTTGTCAGCATACAAGCGGAAAATGTTGGGATTGATGCCGCCGCCGGAAAATCAACAGAATTTGCATTTCGGCCGGCAATTTCATAAACTGTTATTGGAACCGGAAAAATTCAACAAATATCATGTTGCGTCGCCGCGTCAATACCTTTTGATGTTGGACATGGTCAAGGCCGTCAAGGATGTTGTTGATCCGATTATTTTCACCGGAAAAAAGGAACATGAATTCTATTATTCACACATGAATTTCCGGTGTAAGCTAAAGGCGGACATTGTCGTTCCCGTCCTGGTAGGTGATTTCAAAACAACCGGTGCATGGAATGACGATGAATTCCTAAGGCATTGCGTTGATTATGACTATTTGCGTCAAGGTGCCTGGTATCTTGATTGTCCGCTAATTAAAAACAAGGGAATCGATACGTTCAAAATATGGGCGGTAGGCAAGGCGAAACCGCATCCGGTATTTCAATACGAATTGCATCGCGATGATGAATTCATCCGGCAAGGCCGAATTGAATATCAGGAATTATTGTCGATGTTCGCCGAATCAGTTGACGCGGATTTGTACCGGCAATATGAATCTGACAAGGATGTCATCATCACCGCCGACACACAAATCCCATTGTTTCGGGAATTAATAGATGTAATTAACAACGAAAAGTGATGCAAGCAAAACACCTGTCAAAATATATCACCGCCGCCGAACAAGTCAAAATCAATGAATTGTTGAAAAAACACGGCGTTGAATACTACGGTTTTTATTGGTTCGTAATCGATCGCATGATGAACGAACCGACGTTTCAATTGCCTTTCGAACAATACTATTTTGACTACATCGACGCCGAATTATATGGCGGAAATCGAACACATGTTCGAACACATGTTGAACAAAATCGAACACATGTTCAACACATGTTGAACACATGTTCAAGCACATACAAGTTATTCACAATTCGCGACGGATATTTTTATTCACCGGCATTGCGGGCATACATGGAAAATCAACAAAAGATTCGTCGTCATGCCGGCCAATTATCAGGACGCGCGCGGCGTTCAAAGGTTTTGCCGGTGAAATCCACAACACAACCCGAATTGCCGTTGGATAGTGGACAAGATGTTGACAATGTCGCCGCCGCCGCCGGCGAAACCGTTGATGAAAAAAACGTGCCTATATATACAAGTACAGTATATAAAGAAAAAAAGAAAAGGATTGTCAAGGAAAAACAACCGGCCGCCGCCGTCGTGTTCCCTGATGACGTCGAATTCAATGTCGGGTCGTGGCCGCGCGAAAAATTCATTGAACTTTATTTGTCGTGGCTGAAATACAAACGCGATGAACATCGCTTTCAATACAAGTCGGCGACAACAATTGCAAACAATATCATTGACCTGTATGAATTATCATCAGGTAATTTCGAACACGCGAGGTTGATGATTAGAAAGGCAATGTCAAATCGGTGGAAAGGTTTTTTCAAACTCACAGATCAGGATATTGCCGAATCAAAACACGAATCAACAACAACATCAATCAACGATAAATTCAAAGATAAAGACTAAACATGCCGATGAAAAAAACTGTCAAAACCGCAGAGGAAAAAAACCTTGAACACGGTGTCGAAACACCGGTGCCGCCGATTGATATGAACAACGTTCCGACATTGGAACAATTACGCGACAGCGATCGCCGATATCGTCAACGATATGACGGTGATGTTGCCGCCGACAAAACCGATGATCAATTTCGTCGGGATTACGCGGAAAAAATGCGTGTATTAAATGCAATTGCAAATCCTTCGGATATCAATGAATTGATTACATCGATATCGTTCACGCCGGAAAAACAAATGAAAATTGTTCCCAATCAAATCATGCCGTATCAAGACGCGGCGCATTTACTAAATGCGGCGTTACATCATTTCATCGGCCTGGATCGTCGGGAAATGGTGATGAACGGAAACAAAAAACAAGTGTATCGGATGATTGCACAATACATTTGTTGTGATCCTGACTTTGAAAAGGAAAACGTTGGTTTTGACTTGAATAAAGGTTTGTTCATTTACGGCAAGATAGGAACGGGAAAATCAATATTGTTCAACGCATTGGAATTGATATTCAAGAAAATGAATTTCCACTACCATAAATTTCAACGCATATCTTGTAAGAAAATTTTATTAAAGGTTGACGAGGAAAAGAAAATTTCCGCAATCAATCCTTTTCTATCAAGTCAATGGATGTTCGATGATTTAGGACATGAAAAAAATATGTTCAAATTCTACGGAAACACCGTCAATCTTATGGAGGATATTATGACGGAACGATACAATTTGTTTGTTGACACCGGCATGAAAACACATATCACGTCGAACCTGTCAATCGAAAATCCCGATGAAATCCGGTCACTATATGGTGAACGGATTCGTGATAGATTCAATCAGATGTTCAATTTTATTTACATGGGCGGCGAATCTTTAAGGCGATGAAAGTGATACATTGTAATAAATGCAACGACGGGATAAATGAGGATACCGGATTGCGATGTCAATATTGTGACGGCGACGGAAATATTTATGACTGTTCCGATGATGATGACAATGACGATGATGATGATGATGATGAATTTGTTCCGTGTCAATATTGTGACGGTCACGACGCATGTGTGGATTTTGGTTGTGCGGTAAAATTGGGTTTGTCACATTTAATTCGAAATGATAATATTTGACAATATGCAAGTCGAAAAAAAATCAATCGCAGTTGTCACACCTGATAAAAGGTTGTTGATGATGTGGATTGAAATGATTGGGAGTAAAAAATACGACGTCAATGAATTCGATTTTGTCCTGGTCAACAAATTCGAATGTGTTCGCGGCAGATATTTTCACGACGTTGAATTCGGATTCGAATCATTTGGTGTTCACAACAACGTATATTTCGCCGCAAGGCAACGAATAGTAAAACAAGATAATGATGAAATCAAATCAAATTGAAATCGCCGTCGTGAATCTTTTTGATCCGCGTCGCAACATCATCGTTCCGCGCATCACCGGCGGATATAACAAACCGTTTAATCACGAATGCGATTTGTTGATATTGTCAGGATCAGGATATGCGACGGAAGTTGAGATAAAAACAAGTGTTGCGGATTTGAAAAAGGATTTCAAGAAAAAACACGGTCATGATTCACCGTATATCCGCCGGTTTTATTATGCAATGCCGGCGGCAATGCAAGGTCATTCGGCGTTGAACCTTATTCCCGAACGTTGCGGAATTATTTTCGTCCATGAAATACCTGCAAATCAATTTCATCGCGGCAGGTTCGTCGCGTCAATTAATAGGAAGGCCGTGAATAAATGTGAGTGTAAGAAGTTTAATGATGCCGACGTGTATTATTTACTTCGGAATTTACATATCAAGTATTGGTCGATGATTCACAAAAAAATATATTCAAATGATTGAATTGAATAAAATATACAATGAAAATTGTCTTGACACCATGTCGAGGATGCCGAACGAATTTGTTGATTTGATTGTGACGTCACCGCCGTATGATGATTTAAGAGATTACAACGGATATGTATTTGATTTTGAATCAATCGCGCGTGAAATGTATCGCGTCGTAAAAATCGGCGGTGTTGTGGTTTGGGTTGTTGGTGATCAAACAATCAACGGTTCGGAAACCGGAACATCATTCAAGCAAGTTTTATTTTTCAAGGAAATCGGATTCAATATTCATGATACGATGATCTATGAAAAAAACGGATCATTGCCGGACAATGTAAGATATTTTCAAGCATTTGAATTCATGTTTGTATTGTCAAAAGGAAAACCGAAATCGATTAATTTGATCGAGGATCGCAAAAATAGGTTTCTTGACCGGTGGGGAAAAAGTCGAACAATCAGAGAAAAAAACGGCGAATTGACAAGTAGATCAACAAATTACGTAGGTAGGCAATTTGGACGACGAAATAATATTTGGCGATATTTGGCCGGTGCAGGACATTCAACCGATGATGAAATCGCATTTGAACATCCTGCAATATTTCCGGAAAAACTTGTTGCCGATCATATTTATTCATGGTCGAATCCAGGTGATTTGATTTTTGATCCGTTCGGCGGATCGGGAACAACGGCGAAAATGTCACACCTTGCCGGCCGGAATTGGATCATTTCCGAATTAAGTAGTGAATATTGTGACATTGCAAGGAAACGGATTCATCCATATATCATACAAAATAAATTGTTTACACATGAATGATCAATGGCAAAAGGCGATTGATGCCGCGCGCAAAGATTCAAAAAAACGCATTTACCGTCATCATGAATCGAACATGATTCAAACCTGTTTGAAGTGGTTTGCCTTGCAATATCCGAACCGTATCGTCATCAAGATCGATAATGAAGGCAAACGAAGCAAGGCGGCAGGTGCAATAAAAAAACGCGAGGGTTTGAAACCAGGTGCAAGCGATTTGTTTTTTCCCGAACCGATTTTCAAACATGGTGAGATTGAACAAATTACCGAAAATGAATTGACAAGGTTTGAAATGAACACGCGGATTTTTCATGGTATGTGGTTAGAAGGAAAACACGGTGACAATGTCTTGACACCTGATCAAATCGAATTTCAGAATCAGATGCATCGTCGCGGATATTATTGCGGAACATTTTACAACATCGATGAATTCGTTCGGCATTGCAATGCATATTTCGGCACACAATTCAAATCAAATAAGTGGAAATGAAAATCGACGACCTGGAATTTTCGCAGAATTGGAACAACAAACTTGATTGTGATTTTTACACCGCAATCAGGATGCGCAACGACAAAAGATATTTTGTCGGCAAACGATTCCGTGTGTTGCTGAAAGGCAAGGAAATACACCATGCCGAAATTGTCAAAGGCAGTCATTTCAAAATCTATCATTTGAATTCGTTCATCACCTATCTTGATAGTGGATATCCTGTCATGGAATTCATTTCGATGTTCAAGAAAATGTATTCTAAAAAAAATATCGATTGGGAAACAGATGAAATTGTTTTTGTACTACTTAAAAAAATAAAGGAATGAAAAAATCAACACATCAGGCCGAAATCGATTTCGGCTTTCTTGAAACCGATGAAAAACTTGTAAAGGATTTCATCAAATTCGACACGGATAATCCTGACATTTGGCAATTGTTTATCCGCTTTGCAATGGAATTAATCAAGGCCGGTCGGAAAAGATATTCCGTCGAGGGTATCATGCACCGAATTCGTTGGCATGTCAGTATTGAAATCAAAGGCGGAAAAGAATATAAAATCAACAACAATTTCAGCGCGTTTTATGGACGCAAATTCACAAGGCAATTTCCCGAACACGAGGGTTTTTTTAGATTCAGGAAAAGTATTGCCGATAGATATTTCAGAAAATAATTTTATCACATAAAATCAATAAAATGCAAATGCAACATCTACACATTGAAATCGGCAACATTGTCGAATCAACATTAAACAATCGCGGACCGATCACGGATGAATCGGTTGCGGAATTAGCGGCGGATATGAACGTCGTGGGTTTGATTAATCCCATAACAGTCCGGACGTCTATCAAGTCACCTGGAAAATACGAAGTCATCGCCGGATCGCGTCGATATCGCGCGGCGTTATTGTTGAAATGGAAATCAATTCCCGCGACATTCCGTGACTGCAATGACGACGAGGCATTCGAAATCATGGTCATTGAAAACTTGCAACGCGAAAACATTCATCCAATGGACGAGGCAATCGCGTTTTCAACTTTGGTATCGAAATCGGATATCAAAACCGTTTCTGCCAGGATTGGAAAAGACGTTCAATATATTGCCAGGCGGTTGAAATTAAATGACCTTATCCGCGATGCCGTGACATTGTTTCGTGACGGTGAACTTGAAATCGGTCATTGCATGGAAATTTGCAGGTTGACACCGGCAGATCAGAAACGCGTTGTCGAATGGATGCAATCGCAGTCACAAACATTTTTACCGGCCGGTGGTGGAACCGTGACGACGAAATATTTCAAACCCGTAAAGGCATTGCAACATTTTATCAAAACCGAAATCATTCATTCGTTGATTGGCGTTCCGTTTGACTTACTTGATGAAAAGTTATATCCGAAGGCGGGTGCGTGTAAAACATGCGCAAAACGTTCGGGCGCGAACGCGGATTTGTTTGGTGATATTCAAAAGGCGGATGTTTGTTTTGACGGTGCGTGTATGCGTATCAAAATTGATATTTCCGTAAACGCTGCAATCAGGGCGTTGACTGATGACGGTGTTGATGTCTACGGTGTTGTCCCTTCCTACGGTGTTGGTGAGGAAACGCGCAATCGGTTCAAAGGTTTGAAATTGATTTTGAACACATCGCAATATCATGAAATCAAATCCGTTAAGAAAAACGAACCGGCAACCGGCGACACCGCAATTTTCATCGACGGTCCGCGCATCGGTGAAATCATCAGAATCAAACGCATTGACAAAACCGAAACCAAACGCATTGACAAAACAAAGTTGCCTGTCAATGTCCAGGTCAAGGAATTAGAGGAAAAAAAGAAACGCGGTGTTGAACTTGATCGTCAACGCGTTTTCGAACCTGTTGTTAAATTGATTTTAGAAAATCCGGCGTTTCGTTCAACGGCATTGCCGGCGAAACAAATCGGAATCGGGTTGCCTGAAACGGTGTTGATGATATATTGTATCCTTGATAAGTGGACGGGTCTAAATTATGACAACGTCAAGAAATTGTTGGGAATAGATATTCACGAAAACATCGACACAAAAAAACTTGCCGACAAAATATTTGCATTTTCTAAGGATGCGAAACGTTGGAATCAATTCATCAGGTTGTTTATTATGTCGGAATTAGGTTCGCGTAATGTCGAACGCAATCCGTTTGTTCACGACATGATGTTGCAAGTCGCAAGGTTTCACATGATTGACGTCGAAAAAATCGTCAAGGATCAATTGATTGTAAGGAATCGCCGTGACGAACGCATCGACCGTCATCTAAAGGAATTGAAAAAACCTGCGGGAAAAAAGGTTGCGGGAAAAAAGGCGGTGAAAAAACCTGCGAAGAAAACAAATAAGAAACCGCGCGGATAATGACAACAACGTTTGATCAGTCCATGCAATTGAAAAAAATCGGTTTGGTTCAATACAACCGTTTGTTGTATGTCACCGGTCCGGATATTCCGGTGCCGGTGATATATGACGAATCAATTCCAGGACAAGGATTGAAAATTCATTGTTGTGCGTTTTCCGATAGTCAGTTGATTCAAATGATTGGATATGAACCGCGATTGAAATTGACTGTTGACATTCCTTCGGGTTTGGATGCTGATGAATTCCGATATTTGATGTGGTTGCGTGTTGGCCAGGCCAGGATAAACGCGTTATTCGAAATCCTTATCAATCAAATCCTTGACGGTGAAAACACCATTGACCGAATTAATTTAATACTAAAAACTGTATCGATATCATGAACAATCAATCAATTGTTGCGGATTTGCGAAAACGTTCATTGAATGAATTACTTAATATGTTGCCTGGTCAAATTATGATTGCAACCGATGTTGTCAAATTCGTGTTGTCGAAAGATTCTGACAAGAAAGGTGAATCAACCTTTTTCACATGTTACGCAATCTATAAATTCGGATCAGGATTTAAGCCATATTTTTACAAAGGTGGGAAAATGGAATTTTCGTCAAACAATCCTGAACTTGCCGTTGCGATGATGATAGGTTTTTTGAAAGCGGAAAAATTAATGTCATGAACAATCAATCAATCGAAATCATTTTGAATCAAAAATCGGTTGACATTGGACGGTGTGAAATCTGTCATCGGCCGACATTTGAATTCGCGTCGAGCGCGTCGATGCGGTTTTATTTATGCGGACAACATCAAACGCGTGATTCATTTTTACATTTAATTCAAAGTAGAAAATCAAAAAAAGATGATAACAACAAATCACATTGAAGGTGCTTGTATCGGCATCGTCATCGGATTCGTTTTCGCCGTGATAGTTTATATACTTGTCAAGGCATTCGAATACAAACCGAATCAACAATTGCCGCTGCCTGGTTTCAAAATACCGCCACCACCACCGCCACCGGATAAAAACATCCAACATCCTAAATACAAAGGAAGCGAAGCGGCAGAAATTTTGAAATCAGTTGTTGAAAAAGGAAAATTGCATGATTCAATTGTCATGAATGCGTTGAATGAATCCATGTGTTCGAATCGTTTTGTCGAATCAGATTCGCAACCGCAATCATCGTATTCCTTTGAGAGTGTTGTTAAATTGTTACGCGATGTCATGAATAACATCGGCAATGACTTGCGGATCATGTCGTTGAATCAACGGGAAAAAATAAGAATTGCAATCCCCGAACCTTTGTTGACATCGTTCAAACGCGAAAGTGATTTGTTGTATAAAACAAATTATATCAATGACAAATCCAAACCAGTTGATTTTAGAGGAATTGAATTGATTGAAAATCATGAATTCAATATCACGGTTTTTCATGTCGATTGGTATCTTTGGGGTACTGAACGTTGGGTGCAATCATTCAAATTAAAAGGAGTTAGTTAATCACAATAAACAACAAAAATCAAAATGAAAAAAATCGGAACAATCGTTCGATATTATCCTGCGGATAATGACGGACAAATCGTTGATCGTAACGGCGCAAAGTTTTTTCCCGCGTTGATTACTCAAACAAATGAAGGCGACACCCGTGTCAATCTCTGTGTGTTTTCCTGGAATGGAATTGCACCCGTCATCGGTGTCGATCCCGTACCGGAAAACTTTGATCCCGATCAACCGCGTGACTTTGGATTTTACCAGGTGCCGGATGATGCCGTGAACTTTGGATTCGGTGATGCGATTTCATCTGAACAAGCGGCGGAAATTGCTGAATCAATCAAGAAAACGCAAGCGATGATTGAATCACATGCGCAATCCTTTGATGATGTCACTAAAAAAATCATCGATGATTGCAATCACCGGATTGAGGTGTTGACGGATTTGGTGAACAATTATTCGTCGGATATGTCGAATCGCATTGCCGAACTTGAAAAAAGGTTAAACGGCGAACCCGATAAAAAGAAAAAGTGACGGATTCAAAATCAAATATTGAACCCGTTGTCATCGGAATCGAACCCGTTGTCATGGGATGTGATTTCGGAACAAGTGTTGACAGGGCGACCGTTATCGTTGTCGTTTATTCAGGATATGGATTGACTGCCGATATATCAGTTGTCTGCGAATACGCTCAATCAATTCATTCGCAATTGACTGATGATTTGATGATGTTGAAAGTTGAGGAAATTGATGCGGATGAATTCGATGAATTGGATTTGATTCATCGGGAATTCGATACGGGAACCGCTGAACACATGTTCGAACACGTGTTCGTTCCGCCGATGCAACGACAATGCAATTTGATACGGTGTCGGTCGCCTGGTAACGCCGAAACTATTCATGACGTCCACAAGCCGCGCGGAACAATTCGCGCGGTTTTTTCGTGCCGTGCCGGTTCAATGTATGGGCGAACCGGTAACGTTTCCCTAATCGCCTGTAATTGCGTTTTAGCAATGAAGTTTTTCCCTTGTTTTGGTGGGTTGCAATGACGATATCAACCGGCATCGTCACGGCAACGTCGTTCCGCCGGTGTCGTGCCGGTGCCTTGAAATCCTTTGTCCGCCTGTATTTCCCGATAATTCGATTCAGGACATTCCCGCGACGCCGCGAGGCAAACAATGAAAATGCAATGATGCGGTTCGGTTTTGTCAATAAAAATGCCTTATTTTTGAAAAATCAACAACAACACAACGAACATGTGTTCGAACATGTGTTCGTTCAAAATCAAAACGATATATGCCGGTCAATCCGAAATCACTTGACAACCTGAAATCCTGGAAACCAGGCCAATCAGGAAACAAAAAAGGCAAGGCAAAGGGAACGCGCAACGTGTCTACCTACCTGAAAAAATTTTTGGACGCGAGGACACCGGTTTCGGTCCAGGACGGCGAGGACATCAAGGAATTCGTTCAATCGAAAAAGATTACAAATGCGGAAGCGATCGCATTGAAGTTGATCCGCAAGGCCGTCGTCGACGGCAACCTTGAGGCGATCAAAATCATTCAGGACCGTATTGAAGGCCGGCCTGGTCAATACCTGGACATCACCACCGACGGCGAACAAATCACCGGATTCACGTTCAATGTTGTGCAGGGCGAAAAAATCAACGAAACCGATACGACAAAATCAAATGACAATGAAGGCGACGGATGAACACGTGCGCGCGTTCACCGACGCGTTCAACGAACAATTCACGGAATTGCAAATGCGGTTGATAACATATCACGACAAGATGTTGAATGTGATTGATGTCAGGGAATTCGATGAAACACATGATGTCAATTTTTTCATTCGATTAGCAGATGCATCTATCATTCATAAATGCAAGGAATTCGCCGATGAATTACAGGCGATGCAATCGGTAATCGATTCCGTCAATGATATCCTTGACGATGACGAAAACAAATCGCCTGATGATTTACGTTGATGACATGTACAAATATTCAATCGGTCGATTCCGCCTGATGAAAATGTCGCACATGATCGCCGATGATCACGATGAATTGATTGACTTTGCCAAACGAATCGGATTGAATGTGGAATGGATTCAAAAAGAGGGAACGCATTTTGAACATTTCGATGTGTCGATATCGATGCGGAAAAAAGCGGTTGCCGCCGGTGCCGTCGAAATTAGTTACAGGCAATTAGGTAACATGATGTTTGAACGAGGGAAAAAGGAATCGTAATATGCCGGCAAAGAATATCGAGGTTTCAAATGTGTTCGAACGCAACATGAATTGTCCGACACGAATTCGCGGCAATGAAGGCGGAACCGGTTCGTCGAAAACATTTTCAATTCTGCAATTACTTATCCTTTATCATTGTTTCAATAAAACAGGACAGGTCATTTCCATTGTTCGCGAAACCTTGAATGAATGCAAGGCGACGGTAATGCGTGACTTTTTTTCAATCCTTGAATATTATGGACTGTACGAACCGAAACGTCACAACCGGTCCGAACACACCTACATCATCAACGGCAACGTCGTTGAGTTTTTCGGCATGGATAAGTCACACAAAAAACGCGGTGCATCCAGGAACATATTGTATTGTAATGAAATCACGGGTTTGAATTTCGAAGATTGGTTTCAGTTAATGGTGCGCACCACCGATGAAATTTATTTTGATTACAATCCCGACATTGTCGATCATTGGATTTTCGACAAGTTATTCATCAACATGGAAACCGGTGAACCGAATCCCGATGTGACGTTGATACATTCAACCTATTTAGACAATCCGTTTCTGCCGGCCGCCAGGCGGAAGGCAATCGATGACCTTGACAAAGTCGATCGCGATCTTGCGGAAGTTTACAAGTACGGCAGACGCATGAATTTGAAAGGTACGATTTTGCGAAACGTCGTGATCATGCCTTTCGATGAATATCCTGAACAATTTAGTGTTCACGGTTACGGCCTGGATTTTGGTTTCACCAACGATGTAACGGCATTAGTTGAATGTGGATTAAGTGACGGCAATTTACATTCACGTCAATTGATATACGATTCGGGTTTGTTACCTGGTGATATCGCCAGGATCATGAAGGAAAAAGGTGTAAACAAACGTGATGAAATATTCGCGGATTCATCAAACCCGTCGGCAATTGCCGAAATAAAAAGTCACGGATTCAACATCGTCGGTGTGGACAAACCGCGCGATTCAATTGTTGACGGCATCAATATTTTGAAGTCGTACAAAATATTCACATATGGTAAGGATATCAGCGACGAACACAGAAAATACAAATGGAAAAAGGATCGGGCAACCGACAAATTCCTGAATGAACCGATTGATGCATTCAATCACGCAATCGACGCCGAAAGGTATTTTGCCTTTATGAAATTAGCGCATCGAAACCTACCAAAACGCAAGGCAAGGCCGCGAACGATTTGATTTCAATTTCCGTCTGACAATGTCAACCTGCCTTTTTCAGCGCGTTACATTTGCGGCATGACGTTGAAATACAATATTGAAACTGTTGGCGATGTAATGATTCCGACATCCTGGTCGGACGTTTCGTTCCTAACGTTTACGCGGTTTCTGAATGCATTGAAAAAAACAAAACCTGATGACGATCCTTTTCTTTTCCTGTCAATCCGTACCGGCGTTGATGCCGATGTCTTGAAAAAGATTCCGATTGACATCGTCCAGGATTTCGATCGTCTTACATCATTTTTTTTCGATGCCTCTACATTATCGGCATTTGATTTTGTCGACGAAAACATCCTTGTTCCTGTTGAGGAAAAAAAAGGATTGAAGTTTTTCCGATATTATTTCCGCAAGTTATTGCGCATCAAACAACCTGTCGTTGATGTTGCGGTGATGTCATGGGAACAATTAGAAAAAGCAAAACAGGAAATCAAAAGATGTGTTGACGCCGATGAACATCACATGTCCGCCGCCGATGAAATATTTTTCGTGTATTGCGGTGAACGTTTGAATCACATGCCGGTTCCGGCCGCATATGGAATCGCCTGTTTTTTTTTGCACAAATTGACGCGTTTCAGGAAAAGTTTTCAAGGTTAAGCGATTACAAACCCGATGATGACGAGGTGATCGCCGGCGTTGACAGATTTGAAATGTTCGGTTTTTTCAACACCTGCAAATTCTTGTCAAGGGAAATGTCGAAAATGTATGATGAAATTTTATTGATGCCGGCCGTTGATGTTTATATGACGTTGTTGCATGACTTTGAAGTGAGTGAATACCGGAAGGATTTGAAGGCCGTGCAGGATGAAAACGCATTTTTTGAATCACAAAAAAATAAACTTTTAGATGAATCCGATTGAATTGATTGTTCCCAAAATTAGGACATCCGCAGAGGTTTTGAAATTGCATCACATATTCGGCCAGGACGCCGATGTAATTGCCGGCATGATTTCGAAACGAAATGCGGATAAAACATTCACCGTTCACATTGAATCATTGATCAATTCAAATCAGGACGGAACCGAACATGTGTTCACGATTGAAATATTGCGATACGATGATCCGGCAACGGAAATTGACAAGACAAAAAACCGTTCACCGAAACCCGCATCCGAACAAACATTGATTGATGCATACAATACCGGCATCGATTTGCTGAATGAACTGTCGCAATCATTTGAGGATGATTTTGATATTCAACGTGAAAACTGTTTTCCATTTACAAAATCAAAAAATTGTTGTACCGGATATGTTTTTCGTGTTCGGTTTCTGACAATGTCCGACATGTGTTATTGATATGAAATTGACATTTGCACAAAACGCCGCGTTTGAACGTTTCGGAACCAGGATCACGGATCAATTACGTGATGCAATCAAAACGAAACCGATATCGAATTTCGGAAAATCGCCGGTCGATGCATCCGGTCGTTTGCATGATTCGGTTGAATTCAAAGTCACCGACACCGGCATTCAGATTCTTGCAAATGATTACATCTATTATCTTGAATACGGACGGAAACCGTCGGAAAATGATAATGCCGGCGGTCAGAAACTTTACGATGTTATCCTGGATTGGATTGATGACAAGGGCATTGTTCCGACGGACATCACAAAGGAATCGTTAGCGTTTCTTATAACGCGAAAAATTCATCGCGAGGGAACAACAATCTATCGTCAACACAAAGGTCAATCATCGGGTTTGATTGAAACCGCAATCACGAATGATGATATCCTGGATTTGTCTGATGAATTATCCGATGCGATGATCACGATGATGACATCGGAAATATTAAAGGATTTAGAATTGTCTGAACTAAAAATTTCTGTCGAATGAGATTACCTATAACATTGCCGGCGGCATGGAATTCCGCGTTTCGGCCGATTATATACGAATACGATTTTGATTCTGCTTTTTCCGGTGCATCCGGTGACGGTGGATATTTGAAATTCACGAATACAAGTGCATACGATTTTTTGCCTGTCGTCGGCGAACAATTGTTCGTTGCCGGTGCCGCCGCATATTCGGGTTTGCATACAATTCGCGAGGTTGTTTCCGCAACGGTTTTCATCACCGACACGATATATACCGGTGGCGGCGGTGGTTTCCTTGTCTATCACATCCGATTGCCTGATGTTGAAATTTACGTCGGATATGACGTTGGCGAATCATTTGAAACGGAATTGCCGATGACATTAGTGGGAACGATTACACCGGAACGATCACCGGACAACACCATTCGTTTTGACGTTAGTGGATATTTACAATCGTATTTTGAAAACATCGGCATCGCTCAAATAGGTGGTGATATCGATTTCAGTTTATTCAATCGATTCCGCATCGCGTTTGATGATGTGTATCGCGATAGATTTCATGTATTGTTTTCAACGATTCCGCATGATGAATTGAATGAAAAATTCGCCAACACCGGCAGGTATCTTTGTGCGGAATATCCGCCGATTCAATTTAGTTGCGGAACAAATATTTTGACGCGAATCATGAACGACGCGGTGATGACATCTACATTTGATGACGGTCCGGATTTTGATCCCGATGATTTTGATCCTGTTGACTTTGAGTAATTAACAACATAAACTTTTCAGCAATGGCAAGAAAAACGCGCGCGCAATTAAAAACAATCAAAGATTCGTTCACGGACGGCGGCAGCGCAACCGCAAACAAATTCCGTGACCTTATGGAACACGTGATTGATTCCATGTCAAACGGTTACAAGGATGTAATCGATTGCAGTACGAATCCGAATTATCCGGCGGCAGACGCCGGTGATATTTACAACGTCACGGTTGCGGGAAAAATCGGTGGTGCATCAGGATCATTTGTCAACGTCAATGATATTGTGATTTGCATCACCGATTCCGCCGCCGGTACTGAATTGGCCGTCGGTTCGAATTTCCTGATCGTTCACGCGGATCAACCGTTCGTTCGAAAGGATGCCGGTGAAACCGATTTTTTCAATGCATTTCGCGGATCACTTGTTGTCCTGGAAACGGATGTGATTGATTGCCTTGTAACCGCAACCGACGTCGAAATCAACATTCCGTCGGGTTTTCATTTTTATCCCGTTGAATGCGGTGCATTCCTTGTCGGTCCCGCGACGGCGGTTGCGAATCAACCGACAATGCGATTCGGCGAGGGTGCCGGTTCGGAAGCGACAATAATTGCGGCGACGGCGATGACGGGAATGAATGCATTGCACAAACGCGTTCGATTCACATCGTTGTTGCATTTCAACGGCGTGACAAAATTATCTGCCGGCGTTACGGTTGCCGGAACCGGAACCGCAAACAATTGCCGTGCATATTTCATCGGATTCCTGAATCAAGATCAATAACATCAACATGAACGGAACAATATACACATGTGTAAACGGTGGAATCATTAGTGTTGATTTCAGCGACACCGGATTCGCCGAACCAGGTCCGACAATTCCGGCGTGGTTGACTTATTCAATCGGTCCGCATGGTGTGTTGACAATCACCGTGACGAACGCAACAACGGCCGGTTCGTTTCACTATACATTCGGTGACTTGATATTGATTGTGTATGTGAGTGAATTATGTTTCCAGGATTATGATCCATGTTGTCGCGGTGAAAATTATTTCAATATCGAATTCGTCAACATTTACGGCGGCCGACAAAACTATATTTTCGACGGTGTCTATACATTAGAAGGTCGTGCAGAAGGTGGTGAACAAGTGTTCGAAACCGATTACACGTTGAAATATTCTGATGTGGGAAATGTTTATGACGGTGTTATCGCAACCGTTCGTGATATTCCGTCGTCACATCTTGCGGTGATATGGGCGTTGAAAAATTCAATTCAATGTCGGTTGTGGAATTTCGAAACATCAAGGTTTGATATTCCCATTATCATTGATCGCGAATCATTTACCAAACGCAAATCAAAAGATAAGTTTTTTACCGCATCAATCCGTTTCAGGTTTGCCGAACGCATAAGAATTCAAACGCAATGAAAAACGTTGAACTAACACTAAACAACCTGCAAATGGATTTGTCAGGATCGGAATCAATTGCCGGTTCATATTCAATTGCAGATTTCGCAAACATTCAGAATCGACAATCAAATGTGTCGATTGAATTTCAATTGCCGTTGACAAACCGGAATAAAAAGAATATCGAAAACCTGCAAATTCCGAACAATGCATCGCGATTACCTTATCGCATCCTGACATCGCGTTTGACGGTTAACGGAATCAATATGAACATGGAACGCGCAATCATTCGAAAGGTTGATTCAAAAATCACGTTGCGGTTGTTTGGTGGCAATAAAGGTTTTTTCGATTTGATTTCACCGTTGAATATTAATCAATGCGATTTGTCTGAATTCGATCATGACTGGACCTGGTCGGAAATTCAAACGCGATTGAATTCGACATCGGGAAATGTTTATTCACTTATTAATTACGGGTTATTGTCAAACGTTGCAAACCGTGTTGATTGCGAACGATTGTTTCAATCTGTTTTTAGTCATTCGATTGTGCGGGCAATGATTGAAAATCAAGGATATCAATTCGCCGGAAACATCCTTGATGATCCTGATTTTCTACTTGATATAATTCCCTTTAGCAATTCCCGCACAAAATATTCCGACGCGTTTGTTGAAAATCACAACGCGTCTTTTGCATTATCGGCCGACGAATTGAATTTGGTCGGCGTTGTCACGACGCCGGACTATTACAAGGTATCGTTGAATACCGTTGTTGATGATCCAGGTTCGCACATTTCATACGACGGAACGTTGATGCAATTAGTTTACACACCGGAAAAAAACTATCAGGCGAAATTTCATGTGAAATTGACAATGCATGATGCCGAATTTTTAGGTGTGTTCAATTATCGCGTCAAGGTATTTCGTGACGGCGATGCCGTTCCTTTGGCGGAATGGTATGGTGTGACGGCCGCAATGGACGGCGGTGTGTATGGTGTAAAATTCGACAAGACATCTGAATATGTTTCGATTGATGCCGGTGACAAAATATATTTAGAGGCAAACATTTACAACGGCGGAACATTGACGAATCACCATACATTGATTGTCGGCGGCGTTGACGTTAGTGGAAACTATATTTCACAAATGGATGTAATCGTCAACGATGCCGGTCCGTCATATGGTGATTTTTGGGAAACCGCCGCGAACCTACCGGAAATATCACAACCTGATTTTTTGCGATATGTATTGCAAGAATTCGGATGTTTGATTCATGTCAATGAAATCAAAAAGATTGTGACAATCAACAAATTCACAAAAGTCATTCAGAATAAAACTATTGCGAAGGATTGGTCGTCAAAAGTCGTGACGAATTCAACGGCAACGGAATACGAATTGAAACAGTATTCGCAAACAAATCATTGTCGATATCAGGATGATGATGCCGTTGTCAAACCCGACGGAACGGATTTCGATGTGTTGATTGACAATGAAACGCTTGATCCTGAACAGGATTTATTTGTTTCACCATTTGCCGCGACGATGCCGGTGATACGTTTACAAAGTCAAGTGAATGTTGAGGTGATTGATTTGACAGGCGATTACGACAAAACATATTTTGATCATGACGATGATTCGGGAACGGCCGATGTATTGCAAATTGATTATCAGCGATTGCGCAATGTCAAACCGCGAATCCTTCACAACCGCGCGGAAACATCATTCACCATGCATTTTTATTCCGGTAATGCCTGGAAATTTAGTTCATCAAATTTTTGCCGACCTTATTTCATCGATATTAACATGTCGTTTAATTTGGGTTGGCAATATTTGATTCCGATGTATTCACAGGAATTTGTTGATATCCTTCAATTTTATCGAATCATCACGGAAAAAATACGATTGAATGAAATTGATATCAATCAATTGGATCATTTTATACCGGTGTGGATTGAAAAACATTATTCATATTTTTATATATCATTAGTAGATCAATTTTTATTCACGCAAAAATCACCTACGGCGGTTCGCCTGGTGAAAATTTAATTTATTCGATATGGCTGATCAAACAAAAAAAATCATCCTTGAGGTTTCTGTTGCCGAACAAGACAAGGCACTAAAACAGGCGGCGGAATTACGCAAGGAAATTGAACGGTTGAATTCCGAACAAAAAAAATACACGGATAAACTTGCGGAAAAAGGCAAGTTGACGAATAAAGAAGCGATCGAATACGAGCGTTTGAAATCACAGATATCAAACGTGACAAAGGAATACAAAGAGGTGCAGCGCGTTGCAACCGCATACAATCAAGTGCAATCGCGAAATATAGGTTCGTACAAACAATTGAATGCGTTGATTCAAATCGAGGAAACGAAATTGAAAAACCTGGTCGGAACATTGGAACGAACCGCCGACGGTGAATTGATTTTGACGGATGCGTATCGTGATCAGAAAAAGATTGTCGAGGAATTAAATAAAACGCGAATTCAATTTGATCAAGGCATCAACGTCGGCCGAACAAATGTCGGAAACTACACGACATCGATTGTACAGGCCAATCAGCGCATAAAGGAATTGGACGATATCATCAACAATTCCGACATGGGTTCAAAGGAATTTCGTGATGCAAAGGACGAGGCGGACAAATTACGTTTATCAATCGATCAGGCATTAGGAAAAGTAGATGAATTCGGAAATCGTGAACCGCGTAATCCCGCGAAAAAAGTTTTCGACGATGCCGTTGAATCAGGTGTTGCATTAGCATCGGCAACGGGTTTGATTATTTCATTATTTGGCGAGGAATCAGATGTTTCGAAAAATCTTGCAAAGGCAATGCAAGCGGTTGCAATTGCACAGGCCGGTGCGAATATATTAAAGGCGAAAGGTGCTGTCCTTGACACCGCAGACATCGTCACGAAAAAGGTTCAAATTGGTTTGCAACGAACATATTCGTTTGTCGTTGGTGAGTCAACCGGTGCATTGAAGGCGTTCCGTATCGCATTAGCGGCAACCGGTGTCGGTTTGTTTGTTTTGGGAATTACGGCAGTTGTCCAGGCATTTAGTAAAAAAGGCGGATTGACAGACGCGACGGAAACACAAACATCGGCACAGGATAAATTGACGGAATCAATACAAAAAACAAATCAGGCGATTCAGGACATTAAAGATCAATTCGATAATCCGCAGGAATCACCATATGCGCAACAAATTTTTGATTTGCAACGTCTTATCAATTTGCGAAAAGCGCAGGGCGAAAACGAAATTCAATTGTTGAAACTTGAAAATCAATTGAATGAATTGAAAATAAAAAACCTGAATCTTGTCGGTGATGCGTTGTTGAAAAACGGTTTGGCCGGACAGACAACAACAATTGAATTGCAGAATCAAATCGCGGATTTGCAGAATCAAATCGCGATAAACAACGCAAACATTCAGGCGGCGGAAAAGGAACATCAGGAAAAGCTAAATGAAATCGATGAAAAAAATCTTGAGTTGCGAATCAAGACATCAACCGACGGATATCGTGAAAAATTGTTGTTGTTTGATTTAAGTGCGAAAAAGGAACGTGATGATGCGATTGCTGCCGGACTTGATATCGTGCTTGTTGATAAAGATATTGCGCAACGTCGCCAGGAAATAATCGATGACATGAACGCGGAAATCGGTTCGATGTTGATTGACACCGCACAATTCCATAAACAAACGGAATTCGATTTGACGACGTACATGAACAATCAATTGAAACAACGTCAAGCGGATTTCGATAAATTTCAACAGGATAGAAAAGATAAGTTGACAGAGGAATCTGAATTCACGCGGGAAATATTCATGTCAATCGGCCAGGCATTCGCAGATTCAATCGACGAATCCGGAATCAATCTTGAGAAGTTTTCGCGGGATGTGATTGTGTTGTTGTTAGATACTTTGGAAAAACAAATTCAGGCGGCAATCGCGGCGACAATTGCAAAGGAAATCGCGGCATCAGCGTTGACGCCAATCGGATTACTAAAGGCGGCGGGAAAAATAGGTTTGATCACGGCGGCATTTGAATCCGCAAAGGCGGTGATTAATCGACCGGTAAAATTTGAGGACGGCGGCGGCATTGATATCGGCGGGAAAAGACATAGCGAAGGCGGAACAAAATTTGTCGGTGACGACGGAACAATGTTTGAGGCGGAAATTGGTGAAAAGATATTCATCGTCAATCGAGGTGCATCGGCATTCCTGAATCAGATCGGAACAATAAATGATGCATTCCGTAAAAAGGCATATCACGGTCAACCGAATTTCCTTGCCGACGGTGGATTTGTTCAACGTCGTTTGAATGCACAATCATTTGATTCAACTGAATTGAAACGCGCGTTTTCCGATGCGTTGAAAAATCAGAAACAACCGGTTGTGCGAATCCGTGAAATAAATGAATTGAATGAATCGATAGAAACTGCCGCGCGTTTGTCGGAATTATGACCGGCGTTTTTCCTGGTCCTGGTTTTTTTGATTCATCTTTTCCTTGATTAATTCCTTTACGTATTTACTCACGTCACCGCCAGTTCGCAATCGCGATTCTTGTTCGATAAATTTCATCATCCCGCCCTTGAAACGGATTGTTTTTCTCACTTCATATCCGTTTGATTCGGCAAGTGGTTTGGATGATTTTCCTTTTTCCGATTGCGGCATGATTCGGTGTGTTGTTTTGTCGGAATCAATTTTTGTCTGACAAATCGATTCCGAATATAGTGAACAAATACCTTTGTCGGCATGTCGAAACGTTCACAAATTTTGATCCTTGATGAAATCGGTCCGGAATGGTGGGGTATGATTTCCGCGAAAACCGTGACGGATCAACTGACTACAATGCAGGACGCCGATGAAATCGAGGTGTTGATAAACAGTCCAGGCGGCATTGTCGACGAGGGAACCGCAATTTTCAATTTGTTGATTGATGCGGGAAAAACTCAAAAGATCATAACCAAATGTATTGGTCAGGCCGCATCGATTTCCGCTTTGATTTTTCTTGCCGGTTCCGAACGCGTGATGTTGCCAGGAACAAAGGTGATGATTCATCAGGCATCATCCGGCGGTTGGGGAAAAGGCGATGAATTAATCAAAAAAGGTCAGGAATTAATCGAGGAATCAAACAACATTTTTGATTTGATGATGAATCGTTCCGACAAAATCAAATCCAATGAAACAAAATTGCGCGAATACTTTGATGCGGAAACATATATTTTCGCTGATGAATGTGTTGAATTAGGAATTGCGCACTCTGTTGAGGTACTCCCGAAGGCTTATAATTTCTCACCGAATAAAATGTTTTCAACAATGTTTGACACAAAAAAAATGCAATCGCTGATGACGAAAATGGAAAGATTTTTGTCGGGCAAAAAAATGTCATCCGTTCAAACGGAAGGCGAAAATTCAATCACCGTTTATTTCGACGGCGAATTGAAGGAAGGAACCGAATTGTTTACCGACGAGGCAATGACAAAACCGGTTGACGCCGGCGATTATGTAATCGGCGGAACAACATACACCGTAAGCGGTGGTAAAATCACCGGCGTGAAAGCGGAATCATCTGCCGACGCGACCGATGTTGCGGATGATGTTATCCTGAATTTAGCTAAGGCATTACCAAACGGCGAACACGTGATCAACGGAAAAACCGTTGTTGTTGCCGACGGTGTTGCGACAATGAAGGTTGTTGCTGCCGCCGATCCTGAAAAGGATGAATTGCGTCGCAAGGCCGATGACCTGGAAAAGAAAATGAAGGCAGAAAAAGCGCGCGCGGACAAAGCTACTGCCGATGCATTAGCGGCGCAAAATGAAATGAAGGCAATCGCCGACGAATTCAAAACGTTGGGATTTGGTTCGGGTTTGGATGTTGACGATCCTGCGAAGAAAAAAGATCGTTCGAAAATGTCACGCAAGGAATTGTTGTTGATGCAAGCCGAAACAATGGAATCAATTCGCGAACGCGCGGATGCAAATTCTAAATAAATTATTCAAATCATTCACAAAAAATAATTCAAAAATCAATTTTTAGTCATGGGAAATATCACCTATAATTCACCGACCTATGCGGGAAAACGCGCAAAAGGTTTCATCGCCGATCTTTTGCTTGACGGAAAAACAATTTCCGGCGGATTCATTAGTGTTCACCCGAATGTGAAATACAAGGAAAAAATTCAGGACCTTGTCACCGATGCGGTTTTCCAGGCCGACGCCGATGCCTTTAATGCATCCGGAACATCAAGTGTTTCCGAACACACATTGACGCCGGTGCGCATTAAAGTTCAGGACAAAATTGGCGTTGAAACATTAATGTCGGCATGGCAAACCGAAGATATGCGGCCAGGTGCCAACAACAACGACATTCCTTCGGACATGGGGGATTTCCTTATCAAACGCAAATCCGCGTTGATTTCCCTGCAAATCGATGAATTGATCTGGTTGGGCGACACATCGTTGACGTCGAACACAATTCGCAAATGGCATGACGGTTTGTTGAAATTGGCAAAGGCGGATTCAACGGTTCGTAAACTTTACACCGGTAGCGGTGAATTGACACCGACAGGTATCACCGTCGGATCAACAACCGTGATCACCGTGACTTCCACAACCTTATATCCTGGTGATTATGTGTTTGCAAAATCATTCACCGGTGCGGATGCCGCGTCAATCAATTCAAGTTCAACCGGCAATCAATATCTTGTCCTGGATAAAACCGCGACGACGATCACGATTGACCTGGACACAACCGGATTGACAATTACAACCGGCGGATCAACCCGTTTGCAGTTCATCAACAAATCAAACGTTGTTGCGTATCTGCAAAGTCATTTCAATCTGACAAATCAAAAATATCGCGATCAACCGGATTGGACATTTTATGTTCCTGATCACATTGCGCGCGCATATCTTGACGCATGTCAGGCGGCCGGCATCGGTCAAGGCAAAGCCTATCAGGATGAATACGGTTTGATTTTCAATAACCGCCGTATCGGTGTAATGTCCTACTTTGAACCGAACATGATTTTCAGCGCGCCAATTGGAAACCTTTGGTTCGGTACTGATTTACTTGCGGACTTTAATGAAGTGTGGGCAAAAAACATGACTGATGTCACCGGCGATCGCGAATATCGATATTCATCACGATTTGCATCATCCGTGAATTACGGATTCGGCACACAAATCACGTTGACATATCCGCACTAATTTCAACACAATTTAAGAATCGCCGTCACAATTCAATCACGGCGATTCTTACTAAAATACTTTAACTTTTTATTTTTTACGATATGGCATGTTCCGAAATGAATTTGAAACTTGATCCGTCATGTTTAGCAAAACGCAAACCAGGCGGATTGAATCGTCGTGTGTGGTGTGTGCAATTAGAAGATATTGACGCATACACACAGGACGGAACAACAAAGGATATCAAAACTTTGGTGTTGAAAGCGTCAAAACAGTTGACGAAATTAATCGGCCGCAAGGGAAAACATTCCGGTGCATACGAATTGCAGGTTGGTGAAAACGTTAACAGCGTTAAACAAATTTTGAACCTTGTCCTATATCATGAAACAACCGTTGATCGCGAGGCAATCATGAATGTTGCAAATGCAGAGGACACCGTATTTTTCGTGCAAAACGAAATCGGTCAAATCGAGGTGTTCGGATTAGATTATCTATCCGGCGCGGTTGGTGATCCCGAAGGCGGATTGAATACGGAATCAGGATCAGGCGGAACCGGAACATTGAAAAATGACGACACGTCATTCAAGTTGACCGTTGCCGGTGACATCCGTCACCTGCCGCCGATTTTCAACATCACATCAGGAACATTAACATTGAACATTGCCTATCTTGACGGATTGGCCGGTACAAATGCGTAATGAATGCGGATGAATTGAAAGTCGCGATCGATGAATTGATCGAACAAGGTTATTCCAAAAATATAAAACGCCGCATCGTTGACCTATACGTTGCGGCGTTTCCTTTGCATGACGATGAACGCATCAAACCCGAATGTGATTCATGCATGCGATTGTTGTTTTCGAAATTGGTATATTCGCAATCTATTCAGTATAAAAACATCAAATCACTTACAATGACAAAGTCAGAAAAAACGCCGATCCGGGAACCGCAAGATGTTCCGACGTATCAAATCAAACGTGAATTCAAAGGTCAGTTGATCAGCATTCCGCGTTTGGGTATTCACAAATTGACAGATGATCAGGCATTATTGCAAAGCGACGGAATGATGTTCACGCAATCAATTGCGTTGAAAATGGCAGGTGATCCCACCGGCATGAAATTCATCGAAGTCGTTTCGCAGTAATCGAAAAAAAATTAGTCAATGTCAAATCGAAAAAAACGTTCAAATGCGCCGGCAAACAAACCGGCGCGTTTGAATAACAACGGCCGGCCGCGTGTGTTGAATCGTCACATCGAACGAACATTTAGTTCATCGATAAAAAGATATCAATACGGTCCTGATGATTTACTACCGCAAATTTTGATCCGTCTGATTGCGAGTAACGGAACGGCAATGCGTTCGGTTAAGGAAAAGGCAAAGTACATTTATGCCGGCGGATTTGATGACGATGTGTTCGGACGACGTAAATTGAACGCGAAAAAATCCGCGAATAAAATACTCAAAGAGGCGTCGACATATGCCGCAACATTTGAAGGTTGTGCATTTTATATCCGCCGCAACATATTCGGTGAAATTGCTGATATCGATACCTGCCGATTTGAATATGTTCGTCCGAATCCCGACGGTTCGTTTATTTACAACAACACAATCGGCACCGACAAATATTCGAAATCAAATGACAAGCGAATCAGCGCATTCAAAGGTGTGAAAATATCCGCCGATGAATTGCGAAAGAATTTCACGGATTTCGATGATCCTGGTGAAATCATTTATTTGTTTCAGGAATCACCGTTTTCAATTGATTTCCCGATTCCGTCCTGGTTTGCCGGTGAATTCGATGTCAGGACCGGCGCGGAATTTCAAGCCTATGACCTGGAAAATGTCATCAACGGATTCCTTGCATCGGCAATCATCACGTTTTTCGGTGATATCGACGACACGACAAAGGATGACAGAGGTTTGACCGAATGGGATTACTATTTACAGGAATTGAAAGGATTCACAGGTCAGGTAAAAAACGACGACGGTTTGTCCAGGCGTGGACGAATTGCCGCATTCAACGTCACGAACACAGAGGAAAAACCCGAAGTGCAATTACTATCACTTGACCGTATTATCGGCGCATCAACTGACAAAAGAATTTTCGTCGATAAAAATGTGGCGATGTTGTTTGATTGCAATCCCGTGCTAATCGGTTACGATGCATCCGCCGTGATTGGTGATCAACAGGCAATGTCGAATGTATCAAATGAATTCGCAAGGTCGGTGAAACCGATTCAGGACATGATTGTCGAATTGTTTCAGGAATTGTTTCCAGGACAAAACGTTTCGATTTCATCGTACAAACCATATGCGTATATTCCCGATAAAATTCTTGATGACCTTGATTCAAATGAACGCCGTAAACTTGTCGGATATCCTGAAAAGGAAATTGAATTGAAAAGTGAGAAACAAATTGTTTTGGACCGTCTGAATTCGTTGTCGCCTTTGTTATCTGCCGAAATCGTCAAACGCATGGACGACAAACAATTGTTTGATTTAATCGGATTGAATATTCCCGAACAACAAAATCCAGGTAATGAAAACCCGCCTAATCAATAAAGAAAACATATCGGCGTTGATCACAGATGTTCAAAACATCGATGACAGTCGCATGAACCGTGAAATCGACGACACGCAAGAATTCGATTTTCGCAAACAGGTTCCTTCGGAATTTTACGATGCCGTTATCGCCGTCAAGGAATTGAATGTTCGTGCATGGTCGCGGACGAAAACATATGCGGATGCTGACAAAGTAATTCACGACGGACGTATGTGGGTTGGCGTCGGCACACCTACCGGTGTTCCTGGTGATGACAATAACACCTGGTCTGAAATTGTTTTGTACAGAATATTCACAACATACATTGTTCCGTTTCTGACATTTGTTGCGTATTCAAAATATAGTGTTGAACACGGGTTGTCGGCATCGCCTAAAGGATTTGCGAAAATCAGCGATCCGAACATGACATCAATTGATGCAAGGGAACGCGCAATGATTGTCAACAAATATCAAAATCGCGGTGACAAGTATTTCATGGATTTCATGTCGTGGATGTCCGCAAACAATTTCACCGTTGACGGTGTTCAATACACATTTAATTCCACAACAACGCGTCGTATCTCACCAAAAATAAAATTCAAAGGCGTATGATCACCGACACAATATATTTTCCCTCTGATGTTACAATCACCGTCAATGTCAAACAAGGCGACGGAACCGCGTATGATTTAAGTGATAACGATATCGAGGATGTTGAATTGATTTTATACCAGGAAAAAAATCGTATCATTCAGGAATTCAAATCAAATGCGAATCAAATTGACGACACAGATTTCGCAACCGGTGTTGTCGTTGTCGTTTTGGACCGGTTGAATTCCGATGATTGCATCGACGGCGTTTTATTTGGTCAGATCAAAATCACCAAAACAAACGCCGACCTTGCCGATTCTAAGGAAATTATTGTTGTCGGCGACATTGAAATCGGTGTAATGAAAAAATCAATTGAATGATCACGGCGACGGCGACAATATCATCACCGACATCCGATTGCGTAATTGCGTCGGATTTGTCGTTTACATTAGTGTATCCGCAACCGGTGACGGCGACGGCGACGATAAACAGTTAAAATCGATAACATGAAAAAAATCATCTTACTTCTTTTCCTGGTGGCGTCCATTGCTGCAAAATGCCAGGTGCCTTATGCATCCGAATATCCGGTGCAGCGGAATGATAATTGGCGATTCAAATCAGGCGATACCGTCACGTTCAATCAAATCACCGTCCAGGACAAAGGCAGGTGGTTGCCGAACGGTCAAATTGACTATATCGCCGGCGTCGGTCCCTATACGTGGCCGACATCTATCACGACCGGAACAAAAGTTTTCACAATCGACGGCGCGACAAAGGTGATATCATTTACAGATTATGCCGGTGTTGGATTAGGTGACGGCAGTTTTTTAGGATTAGATGATACACCTGATGACTATTCAGGAAATGCAAACAAATTAGTGTTCGTTACCGCCGACGAGGATTCACTAACGTTCACGAATAGGTTGCAATGGTCGGCAATGGGTTTGACCGATGCGTTGTTGATTCAATCCGACAATGTTAATAGCGGCATCTATCATTTTTCCGCAGATTTTTCAAAATATTCTGTTTTCAATTACAACAACATTGGATTGACAGACGGAACCAACACCTTGAATCTTTTTCCGAATCGGATTGAACCGCCGAATATCCGTTGGAACGGTGGTGATTCATACCTGAATTGGAGTTTGGGCGAAACAATTGCGGCCGTCGACGGTCCGGTGAATTGGTATTGGCATCCGTTTCTAAATGGTGCCGGCGCAATTTTAGCGGATTCATTAGGTGACGGACATTTGCGATTGATGAAAGTCACGGATTTATTTTCAGAGGTTGACGGATCGATTTCGAATGAAGGTTCATTAACTGTTTTGGCGGGAACCGGTGCGACATCGATAATAAGTAGTAATACATCAGGATCAACATCGGTGACAATTCAAGGCGGAACCGGAATCGGAATGACTGAATTGGGAAATACTATCGGCATCACCAACACCGGCGATACAAATGCCGGCGATGACTTGACGACATCAACAACGTTCGGCGGTGATGTAAGCGGAACATACAATGCAATTACCGTGACTGATGACAGTCATTCGCATTCATCGACATCGATTTCAACAAATATTGTTTCAAGTGTTGACGGCGTCGCAAATGACGGCGGCGACATCGATATTGTTGCCGGCGGATCGACGACGATAACACCTGACGACGGCGCCAACACAATCACGATTTCGTCATCGTATAAAACAATAATCGGGTCAATGCCGGTTTCAAATGTTCCGGCATCGTCAACCGCTTATTCACCTATATTTTCACAAAATAATTTCAGTACAACCGAAAGTCAAAGGCAAATGATTATGCCGTTTGACGGAACCGCATCAAACCTATATGTGGTGATGACAGGCAATCAACCGGCATCCGGTTCAATGGTGGTGACGGTGCGAAAAAACGGTTCGGCAACGACATTGACATTGACAATTGCCGCGAGTGCGACGGCGGCGACATTTTCAGACACATCAAATTCATTCACATTTTCGGCCGGTGATAAAATATCAATTCAATTCCTAAACAACGCGACAGGGAATTCAGGTTCAATTGCGTCGGCATCGATGATGATTCAATAATTTCATAACAATTCACACTACTTTTTTGACACGACATGACGGTAATGGATGTAACTTTAACGACGACAACAATCACGTCGGGAATTTTCGGAATAATTATCACGGCAATCACTTCGGTGATATCCTTGAAAGTGAATGCGTATATTCGCAAACGCGATCGCCTGGAAAGTGAAAAAATTGAATTGCAGAAAATTCACAATATGAAACTTGAGGCAATGATTTACGCGGTTTTATCTTATGGTCCGCATCGCGATGAAATCAAAAAAGCGTACGACGCAAAACTTGATGAATTGCGAAGTGAGGAAAAATACATCAGGGAAATGACATCAGAATAATTTTCGATATATGACTTTATTAATTTGCATCCTCTTATCACTTGCCGGACATCTGACGGTTGTCGCGGCGTCAATATGGTGGAATATCGATTCCGCGACATCGTTCAATGCGACGTTCCGGACCGTCATCAGGCAAAACATTGTCAAGACGGTTTTCGGATTAATTGTCGCGGCCGGCGCGACATTATTTTTTGCCTTGACTGATTACAAATTATTTCATCAGGTTTTCGGCGTTGATCCGTACCGGTACGGGAAATTTGGTTCGGCGATGATTACCGGTGCAATGGTGCCTATTCTTGTCGGCGCGATGATGTCGGTAAAATCTAAATTTTCAAAACAGTCAAAACCAAAAAATTCAGGAAATGGAAACTAATTTGATCAGATTCAGCGACAACGGACAATCAACAACCGATTTGTTTTTTATCGACGGCGTGTTTCAATCCTATGTGATTGAAGATGAATTTCGTGATGTGAAAATAAAAAGCGAAACCCGAATTCCTGCCGGCCGTTATGAAATTAAATTGCGGACATACGGCAAATGGAATGAACGGATGATGAAACATCCTGACTATCGCATTCGCAAAATTCATCGGGGGATGTTACAAGTAATAGATGTAAAAAATTTCGACGGAATTCTTTTTCATCCAGGAAACACCGACCTTGACACATCCGGATGTTTATTGCCTGGAAACAATATCGACAACAATCGCATCGGTCGCGGACGCGTGACGAATTCAACGGATGCATATATTGATATCTACACGAAAGTCATCGCGGGATTTGACAGAGGCGAACAAGTGTTCATCAACGTTCACGATGTCGACAGATATTTTCAACAATATTTTCACACTATTATTCACTAACAAAACAAAAAAATGAAAAAGCTAACATCAATCTTATTCTTTGCGGTGATGATATCAACCGCGTCCGCACAATTTATCGGCGGCAATGGTGAGGGTCTGACGAAAAAATACGACGCAGTTGACGTCGAATATTTATCGGCGGCACCTGAAATTGTTATTTGTTTTCCTGGTGGTGCCGATGCGAAATTCAACGAATCACGTTTGGATCGTCCAGGATTGGGAATGCAACGTCAAACCGTTGTTGATTTCAACGCGGAATTTGCAAAAAATGAAAACGGCGAATCCAATTTAACAAAGGATTTACAGGACCTTGTCGCGGATTCACTTGAAAGTCGTTCATACCTTTATGACATGCGTGAAATTCAGGTGGCAACATCATGCCGGTTGATTTGGAAGGCGAATGTATTCGTTGATCCCGCCGTTGTTGTTCGCAGCGTCCAGGATTTTCAAAGTATTGGCGGCGTCATCGACGGTTTTAGCATTGGCAATGAATTGTATTTCGTCTTGAATTTTGACGGTGAACGATATATTGAAATGGTAGATGCATTGGTTCGATTACTGAAACAAACATTTCCGACGATTCCAATCGCATTAAATTACGCTCAAGGCGTTACCGCAACACCGCATATTGATTTCAACCGTGCCGTTGAAAACTACATCATTCAAAATCCTGGTTTGGTTGATGCCGTTGACACGCACCCATATCTAAATGACAATGATTTCGAATATTGTATTTCAATCAATCCTTGTCAGGGCGACGGAAAAAAAGACGTCAACGCAATTCCGTTTTCATACAATTTCAACGATTCCTTGTCCGCCGCGTTTGATGCATACAATTTCGCCTGGAAAAATTCGACGGTGATGAAAAATTGTTTTGATACAATCAACAGTCATTTACCTGGTATTGAGATATGGACAACGGAATTCGGTGATATTCCCGTGTTGTTGTTTGGAAACACCATTTCAAACGGTGCATCCTATTTTTACAAATGGACTGAATTTCATGATCGCGTCAAATATTTTTGCGGTCACAATCTTGTCGGTGGTTTTCATTGGGCATTCCTTTACAATCACGAACCGCATGTTCAATATTATGCGATGAAATTAGCGGCGGAATTAATTACAAACGAATTCGGTGATTTGTACGAAGTCAACACAATACAAAGTTCGGGAACACATTATTTTCGATTCATCAACACCACCGGAAGCGGTTACGATTTTACCGTCACCACCGGTTCGGGAATTGCCGTTGATAGTGTTGTCGTCGAACAAGTTCATGCGGGTTGGAATTACGCGACATCCGGTGAAAGTGGATTTTATCAGAAAAAAACCGATCCAGGACAAGACGTTTTCTATCAAAGCCTATCCGAACAATACATCAACGGATATAGTTTCGGATATGTGAAAGTTGTTTGCAGCGACGTCGCCGTTGAAATCGCCGGATGTACGGATGCAACGGCGTGCAATTACGATCCCGATGCAACCGTCGACAACGGTTCATGCGTGTATCGTCGTCGATTCATGTTTTTCCGTTGGTGTCCGCGCGTGAAATCCACAACGTCAAAACCGGTTGATCATGTCTAAATTTTACACCGCAGACAACGACGCGACGCGTTTGTATTTTTATTGTCCTGGATGCGAATGTGATCACATGATTGTCATCGCCGGCGACCGGACAAAAACACCGGTTTGGGATTTCAACGGCGATATGAATCTGCCGACGGTTTCGCCGTCGATACTTGTCAGCGATGAAAAAGGAACGATGTGTCATTTTTATATCAATCACGGACAGATTCAATATTTAAGTGATTGCCGGCATCGTCTTGCCGGTTCAAATGTGGAAATGAAAGATTGCGATTGATTTGTAATGTCAGGGCAAATCCTTATGTTTGCCGTTCACAAATCAGTTCATCAAAACAACGTATGTCAAAATGAAAACTATTCCACAACGCATCGGTGGCATCACCGGTTTCACCGTGAATTTATTCCAAAAGAATGATGCCGATGTCAAATCAATTGCCGCCGACATCAACGCCGAAATTGAAAAGGGAATTGCCAATCCCGAATCCTATCCCGAAGCGGTGGAGGACGCCGCCGAATTACTCAAATCCACAACAACAAATCATCACGTCAAGGAAATGATTGATGCCGTCGCTGATCTTGCCGTTCATGAACCTGATGAATCCTGGTTTGACGAATTCGGTGATGCGTGGAGTGCATTGTCAGAGGGAATGAAAGCGCGCCGCGAACGCCGCAAGGCCGAAAAGGAATCTGAATCAACGTCCGCCGATGAAACCGGATCGGACGATTCGAATTCCTGACCTTGCCGCGATCGTCGGCATACGATCATCATCTGATTTTGATGAAACCGGACGGAAACGTTCGGTTTTTTTATGCCTGATTTTATCGATTTCAGCGTGTTATGGAAACGTTCCGGCGCAACCGGTGTAATCCGACGCCGGTGCCGGCGATTGTTCGTGTCGATGCCGGTGATTGATTCCCGCGAATCGTTATCTTTGTCGAATGCCGAATCAGATAAAAATATTTACCGTGTCCAGGACAAGGCACATCCTAATCGAACGCGTTGTCCAGGCCAAACCGCAGGCGCGGACATTGATGTTGTTTCCAGGTGATCAAGTGTATCGGATATCCATTGATCCGTTGAAAATGGATTTGATGAAATTCAACACGGATTTACTTGCGGCAATTGAAACGATTGAGTGCGTTCCTGGATTTGTTTACGTCGTGGGCAAATCACCACAACAGGCCGTGCAAAGATTCAACAACAACATCAGCAATGAACAAGCTATCAGAATAGCCAGGCAAAACGGTGCCGTTGACCTGGATATTTCATTTCCTGATGAAAAAGAAAAAGGTCAGGAAACCGAAACCGCCGGTCCTGACCTTGAGGAATTGAATTGAATTTATTATGCCTTTGGCATGTTCGCTGAATTCATTTTCGCCATTGCGCGCAATTGTTCAAACGCCGGCGAATCAATATATCGTTCGATATATTGTTGCTGCATCACAAATGATTGACCGACGAGGAATGAAATTAATCCGAATTCATTTACCGGATATCCTTTGAATTTGTCAATCACCGAATGCGGGAATAATCCGACGATGATTCTGTCATCACCTGCCAGGATTCGCGAGTTCAAACCTTCAATGCAATCCGACAACATCTTGTCGACATAAGGTTTCAATATCGTAATCAATTCCATTGATCGGTTTTGCGTGACGTGAAAAATCGTCCATATCTCAACACGTTCGGCATCATCAAAATTATATTCGCCGTTTTCATCGGCAACAAATTCCGGCATTTCCTTTGCATTATCCGCCGGCAAATACTTGAAACCGACGATGTCAAGGTGAATCGAAAGTTGTTCGAAATTTAATAGTTGTTCGGCAGATGATAATCTTAAAAATGTATCGCCGGCATGTTTCCATGTCGTGAAAATATCGGCGCGGATTTTACTTTGAATCGCCGCGATGATTTCATCGACATCCTGCCAAACAATCGCAACGGGTTGTTCCGCTTTTTCAACGGCGACGGTGTTGTTGCGGATGATGTTCAATGCCGACACAAGTGATTCGATACGGCGGCGGATTGATCCGGTAATGTGATTTTGCATTTTCATAATTTTTCAAATTCGTTTTCAAGTTTTGATAATCTTCTGTGAATAACCGTGCGAATCATTCGCATCAACGGTATGAATGCATCCATATCAAGTACATCGGAATCGATGATTTTCATTTCCGATTCATTGGCAACGCCAGGTGTAAGAAAATACCTACCTGAACCGTCGGAACCGTGTTCAAGTAATGCCAGGAACGGCCGGCCGTTGATATAAACACCGGTTTCATCTCTTTTGTAGGAATCGATTTTGTCGAGGATTCTTTTGTGATCTGCGATTTCCTTTTGCAATTTTAGTGCCTTTTGAATTGTTTCGTTTTTCATTTGATTTTGATTTATCTGATGAATTGATATTTGGGTGTGGCAAGTTGTTCGACGTCAACCGTCCAGGACATTCCGTAGAATTCACTTTTTTCATCGATGTCGACGGCGACAACATGTCCTGATCCCGTCATTGTGATTTCGCATTCAACGTATTCATTTAATTCGCTATCGAATGCCTTACAAATCACCGATTCATTGCGTTTGATTCGGAACGGTGTTGAAATGGGTTCACCATTGGCGTCGACATCAACAACGGCGATTTCGTATTCGCTGAAATCGACGGCAGATTTTTTCACAATTAATGTCATTTTCTTTGTTTTTTTTCGATGATTTTATTGATTGCGGTGATGATGTCGACGTTGCGGTCACGGTGATACTTCACTATTTGCAAGGCCAGGACAATCCGTTCCTTTGGCAGTAACGGCAATAACGCGCGCCGGAACCGGCTGCCGCGACCGGTGCTGTCAATATAACATTGTGATTGTGTGGCGTCGTTGATAAAGTAAATGAACGCGAATTCCTCGCCGACAGGCATTGACTGATAAAGGCAACGAAAATGATCGGCGAGTTCACGCGATTCCGGTGATTGCGAATACTTTGTCATTCCCGCGCCACAATGAAATAACGCGCAATGATTCATGATGCTACCGCTGCCAATTTTATCGGCGGGAATTTTCTTGAATTTTTCAATGAAATATTCAATCGATAGATGTTTAATTTCCTTTTTCATTTTCAAGTGGTTTGGTTGTGAATCTGATTTCAATGTCAAGTGCGGACGCAATCAATTCAACGGTGTTCAGCGTCAAATTTATGTTTCCCGTCAACGCGCGGTTGACAACGGTTCGTTTGATTTCATATCCGGCGGCATCTGACATTTTCGCCGTCAATTGTGTCTGATTAATATTTCGCGACATCATGATTTGCCTGATCATTTCCGCGAATTGTTTTGATAAATTCATTACATTAAATTTGATAGGTGACTGATTTTGATTTTGCCGTCGCAATATTTTTCCACAAATAAGACGACACCACAATTCGGACACGATGTCGCCGTGTCGAAATACGGTTTGTCGGGTTCGACCTGGTTGTGTTTTGGAATCAACGTCACGGTCCTGAATCCGCAATCAGGGCAATCGTATGTCGACACCGGTGCGTTGTTTTCAATCAATCGCTTGACGTATCGCAAATGCGCATTCATCAATCGCCGGCGTTCCCTTTCTGCAATTCTTTTTCGAATCGCAAGAGGTTTTTTTTCATCTGTTTTGTTCATCTGATTTTGATTTTTATTGTTCAATATCCTTCAATAGTGATTTGAATTTGAATGTAGTTTCGTTCATCGCTTCAATCAATTTCTGCATTTTTATTTTCTGATTTGTTGATTGATTTATCAATGAATCGACGACAATTGTTTTGTTGAAAAATAAAGATTCACCGCATACGGCAATCAAACGATTCACCGGATCAAACAAGGTGATGTCATCAGGTGTGACGATTCCGTCGACGGTAAAACTGATTGTCAACGCATCGTATTCATGTGTCGTGCCGGTGCCGGTGATGTAGTGGGCGACATGCGTTGCAAATCGTTCCGGCCGTGCAATCATGTAGTGAATGACGGCGTATCGCTTTGCCGATACCAAATCCTTGAAATTGCCTAAGTGCATTTCGTAATCCTTCACACCCCATGTTTCATGATGTTTGAACAACACGATTCCGTCGCCGTTCGTGCAGTACTTGATACGATAATCAAGGTAGGTGATTTCATCACCTTTTTCGAATTGTTGTTGCATTTGATTTTGATTTAT